TTAGCAGATCGTAATGTTATTAGCGATGAATTACTACAAACCAGATTTGGTTTTGATCCTGAAATGGAGAAAGTTAGACTCAATAGAGAGACTAGAGAAAGAGACTCAGATAGAATGGTTCAAAAGGCTGGCCCATGGCACGATCCTATGTTTGAAGAGAGTATGAAAAAGGTTGCCTTACAAATTGGATTAGCAACACCAAGTCAAGTCGGCCTTGAATTAGCAAAGAAAAAAGCTGGAGAAAAAACAGCAATAGAAATGAAGGTAGCTTCTTTGCCTATGGGACAGTCAACTAATGTTAAAGATTCGCCAGAATCTTTAAAAGGAGAACCCCAGCAAGGTAGACCCAAAAATTCAAAAGACTCAAAGCAGAGAAAACAGAGGCAATTTGCGCCACAAACAGGAGCCAAGCTTCAATTATGGGCAGATGCCACGCAAGACGCTATATCTGAAATGCTTAACCCAATATTATTAGATTTTTATAATAAAAAAAATATGAGAAGTTTATCCAACTCATCATATGATGAAGCAGAAGAAATAAGAACAAAAGTCCTATTATCTGCTCAACCAAATAAAAAAATTGATTATAATTATATTATGGATTGTATGAGTTTTACAAAAAGTAAACAAATTAACAATATTTATAATTACTATATGAATTTCTTAAATAGTATAAAATCTAGTTTTGCCAGAGACCTTACTGTACAAGAACTTAAACAGGTTAAATCTTATTTCTATTCTATGGTGTATGAAAACCTACCATATGGAGAACAATAATGATAATTTATGACCAAGAAATTTTAGACAATGTTTCTGAAAAAATTTCAGCTCAATCCTCCGTATGTTTCGCCTCTATTGCTGAACCTGTTGCAGAAGAATCACAAAAGAAAATTACTAAAAATATTAAAGCGTTAGCAGCATATAATGATAGCGATCTATATTATGTGCAATCTATTTTAGTAACATCTTCTTGGAATAAAAATGATGATATTTTTGATCCAATGGAAGTCTGGATTGCTAAAGATACTCCAGAAGACAAACCAACTAACTTAGAGCACGATGAAAACACAATAATAGGCCATATTATCTCTAGCTGGGCTATTTCTGAAGATAATTCAATTATTGATCCTAATATTAGTGTTGAAAATTTACCAGAAAAATTTCATATAGTCACAGGGTCGGTTATCTACAAAGCCTATACTAACCCAGAACTCAAAGACAGAACTGCTAAATTAATATCAGAAATTGAGCAAGGAACTAAGTATGTGAGTATGGAATGTATGTTTAAGGGATTTGACTATGGTTTAATTGATGAGACAACTGGCAAATTTCAAATATTAACCCGTTCTAATAATACATCTTTTTTAACTAAACATCTTAGAGCATATGGCGGAAATGGACAATACGAAAATCATAAAATAGGTAGAGTTTTAAGAAATATTACTTTTTCTGGCAAGGGATATGTTGACAAGCCAGCAAATCCAGATAGTATAATATTTAGCAAAAATAATTTTATGGATTTTGATAAAATTAAAAAAACAGAAAATGACTTATTGGGTGTATCAGAAATAAGCACAAATTCAACGGAGATTAATAATATGAATCTAGATAAAGAAGTTGAAGACCTCAAAGAAAAGGTACAAGCTATGACAGACTGCGCAGAAGCCACAAAAGAAACATATGCTCAAATCAGTGATCTAAAAGATAAGATAGTAGCTTTAGAAAATACAATTCAAACCAAAGATAATGAAATTGTTAGTGCTCAAACAGCCTATAATGAATTAGTAGCTTTAACAGAAGCCGCTAAAAAAATGACTGAAGAAGAAATGATGAAGAAAGAGGAAGAAATGAAGAAGGCAAAGTCAGAACTTGATACTGCCTTAGAAGCTGTTGCTGTCTATAAGAATAAAGAAGAAGAAATGATGAAGAAAGAGAAGAAAATGAAAAGAATGGCTTCTCTACTCGAAAAAGGTCTTGATCAAGAGTCAGCATCATCTGCCGTAGAGAAATTTGAATCTCTAGAAGACGAGGCTTTTGATTCCATGGCCGAACTCGTTACCAATGCTGCCAAAAAGATGAATAAAGGCATGATGATGATGAAAAAACCAAAAGCTTCTGAGAACGAAGCAGAGGAAGCTTTAGATAGTGTTGAGCCAACAGAAGAACTTGATCTAAGTGCTGGCACAGACGCTAACGATAGCATCAACTCAACCCGTGCAGCATTAGTTGATTTTGTATGCGCTAGACTAGGTAAAAAACTTAATAAGGGAGAATAATAACTATGGCTCTTAAATCAGATCGTATTGAACTATTAACAGACGTTTCTTTTTTCATGACAACAACTGCCGAAAGAGGCGGTGTGGTTAGTGCTGTTACTAGTGGTTCTGGTGTCTCAATGGATGACGCTAATGCTGTTGTAGCATATGCCACTTTAGCATCTGGCTCAAAGCCAGTAGGTGTTCTATTGAATGATGTTGTTGATCTTGATCTTACAAGACAACACATCAACTTTCATAAAGATGAAGTCCAAAAGGGTGGAAAGGTAACAGTACTACGAATTGGTCAAGTCACAACTGATCAACTAGTTCCTGGTATCAGTCCAACTGTTGGTGCTCCAGCTTATATTGGAGGCACTGGCTTAATCGGAACCTCCAGCACCAATGCTGTTCAAATCGGTTCTTTCCTTAGTAGTAAAGACTCCGATGGTTATGCAAAAGTATCAGTCAACATAGTATAATTAAATTTAAAGGGAGAAGAAATAATATGAATAAAGCTTTTGAACCAACACCAGAACTTACAGATCTTCTTATTAGTTCTGGATCAGTAAACAAAGAAGAAGCTCTTACAGCTAGTGCTGAATTTGCTAAGGCTCTTGAACTTCCTTTGAGACAAGGTATTTTAAACGGAGATATTCTTGATAATATTTTCGAACCAATTCAGCTACAGCAAGGAGCTACTCCAGAGTTTCCTCTAGATTTTCTTGCTCCTGGTACTGAAAAAGACTTTGTTGCATATACCATTCCTAATCATGGATATATTCCAGAGCGTCACGTTGAAGGCGATTATGTCATGGTTCCAACCTATGACATTGGCGCCAGCATTGACTATCTCTTGAAGTATGCTCGTGATGCTCGTTGGGATGTTGTTGGTCGTGCTATGGAAGTGCTTGAGGCCCAATTTGTTAAGAAAATGAACGACGATGGCTGGCACACACTTCTTGCTGCTGGCGTTGATCGTAATATTGTAGTATTTGATAGCGATGCTGCTGCTGGCCAATTCACAAAGCGCTTAGTAAGTCTCATGAAGACTGTTATGCGTAGAAATGGTGGCGGTAACAGTGCTAGTAATAATCGTGGTATGTTAACTGATCTATACGTTTCTCCAGAAGCAATGGAAGATATTCGCAACTGGGGTGTTGATCAAGTTGACGAACTTACTCGTAGAGAAATCTATGTTGCTGCTGACGGTTCTGTAAATAGAGTATTCGGTATCAATCTTCATGATCGTGATGAACTAGGCGAGAGTCAAGAATACCAACTATTCTATAGTAATGTTCTAAGTGGCACACTAGCAGCTTCTGACGTTGAACTAGTTGTTGGGTTGGATCTTCGTAAGAGAGACAGCTTCATAATGCCAATGCGTCAAGAAGTTCAGATCTTTGAGGACGATACACTACATCGTCAGAAGAGAGCTGGTTTTTATGGCTGGGCAGAACAGGGCTTTGCTGTACTAGACAATCGCAGAGTTCTATTAGGTTCACTATAATAATTGTTTAAATTATACATAATCAAAATTAGCCGTTCCTTCGGGGCGGCTTTTTTTGTTTATTAGGTGTATTAATTTACATATTACTACTACTAACAAGGAAATTCTATGGCGTGGCAAAGTGAATTGACCACAATGGTGCGAATATTAATTAATGACGCTATTGTACCATATCAATTTAGTGATACCAGAATAACTCAAACTATTTTAGTCGCTGGTAAATATTTACAATTTGATGTTGTATTAGATCATCCATATACTATTGATGTTGTTAATCAAATCATATCTCCAGATCCAACAGAGGATAATGACGAAATTTTTATAATATTAGCATCACTGAAGGCATCTTGTTTAATAGATCAAGGCACATTAAGAACCAAAGCGGCTGTGGAAGGAGTTAGAGCTTCTCTAGGTCCTGCTAGTTTAAGTGTTGGTGGAGCGGCTGCTGGTTGGTCAATGATTTTAGAACATGGTCCATGCAAGCTTTATAGCGATCTTGTAGAACATTGGGATGTTGCTAATGCAAGCGCTATTGCTGCTGTTCTTGGTCCGTTTAGTGGTAATAAATTTGATCCTGAATTTCAACATAATAGAAGTAATAATACTGATAGAAATGGTTTTTATTACTAGAAAGATATAAACTATGGCAGCCGGGTCATATGACATAGAGATTGAACAGGGCACTTCATATGGCGTAGATTTTGTCTATGCTAGCTCTGGTAATATTCCAATAGATTTAAATGCTTTTAGTTGCGCTAGAATGCAATGGAATACTGATCTTAATACAACTTATCTTTTTACAACTAATAACGCTAATTCTGGATTGTATTATTTTGGATTTAATCCACCACAAAGCGGTATAATATCTTTAAAAATTCCCGCTAGCATAACCGCAGGATATAATTTTACCACAGCAAATTATGATCTTGAAATAGAATCAACAGGAGATTTTTATGCTGGTGGTGGTCCGCAAGTTATTCGTTTATTGCAAGGAACAGTAACGATTTTACCAGAAATTACTAGATTTACCTGTGCGGTATCATAATGGAAACTATTACAGTTATAACATC